GTCCTTGATCAATTACCACATCTGCCATTGAATGGCTGGGCCAAGAGAAGGGATTGGACCCACGTTCTTTTCGCTCACCTGTTTTGACATAGTGCTCAAGATAGGTGTGCATGCGGGTGCCACGGTTGGCCGCTTCAGTGGTGATTTGCTGTGCTTTTTCTGCACCCACACGCCGTCGCCATTGATTCAAGGCTTCAACTTTTTCTGGCGGTTTTGTTTTGTCTAGGATTGTGGTCACTGACGGTAAGTTTTTGCCATCGGGTGTGGCATAGTAACGCTTGCCCTCTATTGTGACTCGGGGAATGGGCTGGTAATCAAATTTTGGATTATACATAATTATAGTCAATTATAGACAATTATAGTCCAGTTGTCAACTATATTCGAAAACTTTCTCCGCAGCCGCAACGATCACGTTCGTTGGGATTTGAGAATTCAAAGCCTTCGTTGAGGCCTTGGCGCACATAATCTACAGTCATGTTGTGTAGATACACATCATCTTTTTGAGTTACTAGAACTACAAAATCAGGTTGTGCATAATTGATAACATACTGTTCAGGTGTGTATTCTCGAACGTATTCCAGCACATAAGCAAGACCTGAGCAACCTGTAGTTTTAACTCCAAGCCGAATGCCAGCATAGCCCTTGGCTGTGACTAGTTTTTGGATTTTGTTTCGTGCTGTGTCAGTGAACGAGATCATGCTTTTTGCGATAGTCTTCTACCGCGGCTTTGATCGCGTCTTCAGCAAGTATGGAACAATGTATCTTGACCGGCGGGAGGGCCAGCTCTTCAGCAATCTCTGAATTCTTGATCGCCCCTGCGGCGTCAAGCGACATTCCTTTGACCATTTCAGTAATCAGCGAGCTTGAAGCAATTGCTGAGCCACATCCGTAAGTCTTAAATCTTGCATCTGTGATAATGCCGTCTTTGACCTTGATCTGAAGTTTCATCACGTCACCGCAAGCAGGTGCTCCTACCATGCCTGTACCGATTGAATCGTCAATTTCAAATTTACCCACGTTGCGTGGATTTTCATAGTGATCAATTACTTTGTCTGAGTAGGCCATATTATTGTGTACAGGTTCTAGATCTAGTCACAGTGCCGTCCCAGTTTCGGGTTTCAACCCAAGGGCCACATTGTTGGCGTTGATATTCAACCACTTGAGGGTGTACAACCACAGGGCGTTCAACATACACTGTTTGTGGCTGTGTGTAAACCACTCGAGGAGGAGCATCAACCTGGTTGAGTCTTTGGAAAGCCCATAATGCGGCCATGCCTGCTAGTGCGCCTTGTTCACGGTCGCCCCAGGCCAATGCATTGGTACTGGCCAACGCACTCATCAAAACAAAAATTACAGCTTTTTTCATAATACGCCTCCTATAGTGAAGTATACTATATTTAACGTTTTGTGTCAACCTTTGGTTGACAGGATTGGTTAAACACCGCGGTCTTTGTTCATTGCCGATTTGGCAGCACTGGCCACAATGTCCTGTGCTTTGTTCACTGGCATAGCAACATTTGGTTCGCCTGCACCTTTGAACACTAACACGCCTGTGTTTGGATCCATAGGTTCCAAAAGGTTACTGAGTGGCTCTTGACTCACAACATCGGCTAGATTTTGGGCGGTGATGTTGATATCCAAATCATTTGCCAGTTTGATGAATGCATCCTGGCTGATTTCTTTTTTGGCATTGGTGTCTTTGGCACGACCATCCAGAAACTGCACCAAGCCCGACAGTTGCGCTGGGTTAGGCGGAGCCGCCATTCCCATGCTACTGTCAACTTCAAATATTTTCATTATCTTTTGGCGCGACCCAGCGCGGCGGCAGGAGGTTCAGCACCAGCATCAGCGGCTGCGGCATCCAATGCAGCATCTGCACCCATGTCAGCACCAGCTTCGGCACCCATAGCACCTGCGGCGGCCATGTCAGCACCTGCGGCGGCCATATCACCTGCGCCTGCGGCGATGTCAGCGCCCATAGCGCCAGCGGCTGCGGCACCAGCAGGAGCAGCACCAGTTACCACATTCAATGCGGCGTCAAGTTGTTGCTTGGCACCTTGAATATTTTGTAACAGGCCTGTTAGTGCGGCTGTGGCGTCTGCATTGAATTGTGCGGCTTGGTCAACACCAACTTGATTCTTGATTGAATCAACTAGAGCTGGAAGTTCTTTGAATTGCAGTTCACTCACATCTTCCAACATGGCTTGCATTTTGTCAACCATGTCTTGAGCGGCCAACACAACTTGAGCTTGTTGAATTTCGCTTTCGTTCAGTCGGCGTGCCATTCTACGGAAGCGGCTTTCGGCTTGCATCATTGCGGCGCCAGCCACTAGCTTTTGTTCTTCAGGATTCAATGACTGACCAGCGGCAGACTTCTTGAGTGCGGCAGCTAGTTTAGGATCTTTAGGGGCGGCGCCGGCTGTGGGGGCAGGAGCTGCGCCAGGAGCAGGTGTAGAACCTGGAGCAGGTGTAGAACCTGGTGTAGGAGGCATGACGTTTTCTTTCAAACGTGTGCTCAATGCCTGCTCCATCATTACCAATTGCAGATAACGTGGATCTTGCTCACTACTGTGACGTGCAGAAGTCTTGCGATGCTCGCCTAGGATGCCACGCACTTTGCCCAACATTGCTCGAGTTTGACCACGTGTTAATTGGTCAAAACTAATGCGGTTACCAAAGTAACTTTCGAATACTTTGGCTATTTGCTTACTTGGCGTTGGAGCCGATAGTTCTTGCAGTTTCATTATTGAATCCCTTAATTTGCATATATTTAGCCTGATTTACACATTTCTCTAGTTCGGCTGTGACTGAGTTGTACTGGTCTATTTTGGGTTGCAGTTTCATGTTTATGATTTCATAAAATGATTCTGTTCGCCCACGCTCGCCAATGACTTGTCGGCAGTATATATCTGCCGCTAATACTTGTTTTTTACGATCCAACACCAGAATCTGATTGGATAGATTGTAATTGCGTTGATGGTCTGTTGTACACCAACTCATAGCTGTTTTTTTTGTGCTGAATGAATGAATAGTTTTGTCCCAAGTACTCACTTGATATCTAGTGCCCTGCGGCTGTATACAATACTTGCCAAAAACCACAAGAGAACCAGTACCATCATCCAGGATGATAGAATCGATATTGCGTTTGAGCTCACGTTCGGCCCATTGTTCTAGTTTCTGGTCTCGGGTCATTTTAATACGTAGTGAGTAACCAAGTATCCTATGACGGCTGTCAAGAATCCAATGATTCCCACTCCCCATCCAATCAACTGTGTGTTACGATTGTCACTCATTTTATGCACCATGGCATGAACAGCCTGGATGGTGGTTTTTAATTCTGCGGTGTCTGCTTTGACATCGTCAATGCGTTGTTCTAAAGCTGTGTACCGCTGAGCGCATAACTCAACGTGTGCTTCAAGACTCTTCTTTTCAATGTCAGTGGTGTCAGCCATTTTGTTATTCCAATGCATTATTTACCGTAGAGAACCAAATATTTTGATTGTCGCCCGACGTGCTGATCGTGGGCGCCAGGCGGGGTTTTTCGGTTAAATTCAACATCATTGGAACTCCTTCACAATCTTGTTTGAGTCCAGCTAATGGGTCTGGGTTGTCGTGCATTTCAAACACACCTTCTGATTCAGATCTAAACTCAAACTCCCATGCTGTGTCTTTTTTCTCGGGCACAGTGAGGTCAATGGGCTGGGTTCTAAGACTTATGATCTGTAACAAGGTTTCCCAATTGCGTTGCTGATTGCGCGAATGGTTCCAGTCATGTTGATTGTGTACAGTCTGCCCGGCACGGTCCACAAAAGGAATCTCGCTTGATCTGTAGTGTCCGGTTACACCGGTAAGACTGCAATCAAAAAGGGTACGGCATGTGATCTTCATTCTGTGAGTATTTAATGCCAAAAAGAAACCCTGGAGTTTTTAATCCCAGGGTCAGCGTGGTCAACTAAACTGATTACAGGTTAGTGAATGTAGCTGATGCAGCAACGTTGGCAGTTGGGATACCAATGTTCAAGCCGCCAGTGGCGTTGGCTGTTTGAGCGGCCGCAACCAATGTTGTTGTAGTGTAAGCACCACTTGGATAGATAGCCAAGTTGATTGTGCCAGCTGCGGCACCAGCTTGGTAAATTGCGATTGTACCAAGTTGTTGAACTGCTGTCAAAACGTTGTTCAAGTAACCGTTAACGTTACCAGCGTTTGTCAACGCGGCGTTAGCTGTCAAAGTGAAGAAGTCAAGTTTTGGACCTTGGATCTGAACTGGACCTTGAGCTGCTACGTTAGCTGTTCCTGCGATGGAACCGTTTGCCACGTCCAGTGCAAATACTGGTTGTGTAGTTCCGTTTACTTTTGTAAATACTGCCATGATAAATTTCCTTTAAGTTAGTGGGACACATGATCCCTGCTTTTATTTAGTCAGTTTGGAAAAATCACGCCTGTTGCGGATTGTTTCTCTGTCTATTTTGAGCCGCAAATGCATTGGGATCAAATCTATTTACCGCTTTTGCATATCCCACAGGGGTAGCCATAACCCAGCCTTCTTGCCCAGGATGCTCTGTGTCTGCTTGGCGTAGCAGGTGCATTTTGACATCATGCAACAAGTTAAATGCGTTGAATGCTGCGGCAAGTGCAGGAGTATTTGACGTGGGGCTGTTCAAGTATTCCACAATGTTGCGGAACTTTTGCGGAGTGACTTTTGTTTCCAACCACTTGCCAAACTCAGGCAGTAGTGTAGCACCGTTGAGTGGTGCGCCCACTTTGGTGTTGATAAAGTCCACGCACAGTTTTGCCAGGTCTGTGATCTTGTGTGCCCGCAATTCTGTGGGGTTGAACAAGGTGTCAATTGCCTGGCCCTGAGACTTGATCAACTGTTTGAGTTGTTTTTCAGCGTTGGTTTCAGTTTCAAGTTGACGAGGGCTAGCTGGCTTTTCCAACATTAGTCCAGGGACTGGATTAAAGGCCACACCACTCAAGGGCTGACGTGGCTCACCCACATCCGCATACATCGAGTGTATGGCAATGCCAATGTTGCTGTTGCCAATGCGTTGTCCCAGTGTGCTCTTGACTGGGATTCGGTATTCCACGGTGTTGGGACGGAACACATAGTTGCCTGCTTCAACAGGCGGGGTTGACATGTACAACAAATCGCCTTTGACATAGCCACGGAAGTTTGGGGGCAATGCGGCTTCTAATACAGGAAACAATGTGGCATACAATTGAATCAATTCAGTTCTGTCCCCGGATCTTTTGCTCTGTATGTCAGCCATCATTTGGGGACTGGTAGCAAGGCCGTCGTAGCCTTTGGCTTCAAATCCCGATCCATCAGTCAACACAAACTCGCCTGTGGCAGGCTTGCGTCCAAATATCACAGCAGGTTTGCCGTCCCACTTGGCTGTGACTGTTCGAGGTTGCTGAGTAGCATGACTGACAATTTCTAGTGCGTCTCGGATACCTTGTGTGCCACGACGGAACACAAGATCTTCCAGGTGTTCAATACCCTTGGCTCGGCCGCCCACACCGGCCTGTTCAGCTTCCACAAGAGCAACATAACCACGATTTACAATTCTATCACGTAGACGTGCCAGGAAGTTAACGTCACTTTCTGCCATGCCTGTTTCAGGTTCCTTTACACCTTCACGTGAGAGATATTCACGGAAGTCTGCTAGTTTGGCATCACGATCAGGGTCCATGGCCAAGGCTTTGTAAATGTTTTCCACGGTCATTAGCTGACTACGTTTGTACTGTGGCGCCAGCAATATGCCAGCGGCTTGATCTGGATCCATTGTGATTACTTTTTCAGTCTGACGACTGATGATACCCTTGGCCGAGGCTTTGAGTCCCAGTGCTTTGGCAATGCTTGACATCAAGACGTTGCGAAACACACCTTTGTAGGCTGATCCTGCACCACCGCCTAGCCAGAATGTGCCCCATTCTAAATTGGGCATGAACATGAAGTCTGTTTGCACATAACCACGCTTGGGGTCGCCTTGTATGGGTGTTTTAAAATGCACTGCTTCGCCTGACAGTCTGCACCATTCCTTGGGATCTTGTTTGTTTTTTATGGCCCAGGCATCCAGTATGCCCTTGAGTTCAGCCTTGGTTATTTCGTTGGCATCCACAGCAAGGTCTAGATCACCCGAATCAGGCTTCTTGCCTGTTGACCCCAGCCACTTGACGGGGATACCGTTTTCATCTTTATCATGTGATAAATCAAGGCCTGTGACTGCTTCTAACCAAGCCACTGTGCTGGGTATGTCTGCTTGTTTGATGCGTTGTGTTAGTGGCTGGCCTTGTGCATCTTTAAAAACATTGCCACCTTCGTTGAGATACATTATGCTCGTAATCCAAATATTTCTTTAAAAGACGCATCATTTGCGGCATCTTGTGCCAAAGCTAACATTGACGTGAGCTCTGCATCAGTTAATTTTGTTTGTTGTCCAAATTGTTTAATCAAGGGAGAAGCTATTGTTGCAGGTGTTCTCTTGTCAAGAATTGTTCTTGCATATTGCTCGCCGCCAGGGATTTTAATGGTTTGTCTAATCTTCACTATATCCCCGTCGTCTAACCTTAACAAATCGGCCAATTTCGTAGCGCCTGGGGACATTGTTATTACACTACCAGATTTGCTATCATAGGCTCTTGCGTTCTGCGCCGGCAAGATACCGTCGCCTACTAGTTTGAGCCAACTATTAGACATTGTTTTAGGATCAACACCCTGCACTGTGGCGTCAAAAATAGACTCTATATATTCATTGATTCTACTAATGATTTCTTGACTTCCAGCCTTAGCAACAGGGTCACCAATGTTGTTGGCCATATTACTATAATCAAAACTTGAGGTTCGGCCATCAATCATTTTATTAACCAATGCTCGTAGTTGATTTTTCAACGCATCAATGCTGGGTGAAGTAACTGCTTTAACACTGGTGGGAGGGTTGCCCATAGAATCTTTACTATTGGCCAGGAAGTTTTGCACAGTTTGTGCCCAAGCAGTCTGCATGGTAGTGGCCAGCGTTTTGGCCGCTGAACTGTTGACCATGCTTTTAAAGCCTTGCTCTCGATCTTGAGTATCTCCGTATTGCGGTGTTACATCTTGGCCAAACGCCTGAGTCATTAAATTTTTGCCCAGGGCGGATGCTATACCGCCGGCTACGGCCCCTGCGCCTCCTACGGCACCAGCCACACTGGCTTCGTTGATTTTGCGTGGTCGTGTTAATTCATGAATCTGCATTTGTTCTCCTAACTGAACGCGAGAACTTGCCAGCATCTTTGGTACGTATTGCATTGAGCAATTTACGTGTGAGATTGTCAGCTTGTTCTGCGCCAAACTCTGCTTCGATCTGTTCTATCAGTCGTATGGCACTAGATATAATACTGTCAGCCCGAGTTTCAATTATCAAGCGACGATCACGCTCTACATACAACGAGTCTAGTTCTTCTAGTAAACTTCGGGTCTTTTTCTGCATTCGATCTAGGCCTTTGGATTATTTAGTGCTTTTTAGATTCTAATAAATATCTATTATACAGGAATCTCCATGACAAGTCAAATTAACCCAAACAACGTAGATGGTACATACCCAGTTGCCGGACAACCCAACAACACACAGGGGTTCCGGGACAACTTTACCAACATCAAAACCAATTTTAGTTATGCTGGCACTGAAATCACAGACTTGCAAAACAACGGTATTTTCAAAGCCGCATTGAGTGGCACCACGTTAGACAACAACATGGCGGATAACTTAATATACGCCGTTAAATTACAAGACGTCAGTTATACCTATGTGCAAAACACAGCAAGTGCTGGTTCTATCAATATTGACTATAGTGCTGGTCCATATCAATAC